TCTGAAAGTAATCCGTAATTTGTAACTTCTGCTGGTATTAATTCAAAAGGAGTTTCTAACCCCGTATGTCTTGGTTTTAATAGATCAACCAAAGTGTACAATTCTTCTTGAGCAAAAGTTAATCCCGACATAAATTTATAAAGGTCAGAATCTACATCAACTGCTCCCAAGGGTTCTTGAGATTTGCTTGTAAAAACTCTTGGAATAGTTGCCATAAACTTATCTTGTATACCGTGGTCTGACGGAACAATTGCTGTAATAGAACCAGCAACTTTCCAGATTAAAGTAGTAGTAAACAAAAACATTCTATAATAAACTTGTCTGCCAGGAACTAAAGGTATATCTGTTGGGTTATCTTCTCCATCAATAATTGATGTTCTACTAACAGTTCCTTCTGTTGCAAATTCATCGTAAATAATTACGCCGTCTTCAGAAGTTTCGGGAAATCCTGCTTGATTTCTTACAAGTCTTATGCGACTAAACTCACCTCTAGGGGTTTGCCATTCAACAAGCACTTTTGAAAAAGAAGATACTGTAGATAGTTCTGTTGCCAATACTGACATTGGTTGAACAGAGAATCTAAGATTAACAAAAGACCCATAACTAGATGAGCCGTAATAATTTACGCCATATTTTGCCACTAGGGAATCCCCTTAACAGCCAGAAAGCAAGAACTGACTAAAGTTATCTGATTGGGTATTTGCTGGAGCCCAAGATGCACTTGAGCCATTAGTTGTTAAATAGTAACCGTTATTTCCAGTTTGAGATGGTAAGGCATTTATGGTTGTCCAAGAAGTTGCATAATCACTACCAGATGATTTAGTTAATACTTGACCCGTAGATCCACCACTGGGCACTGCTCCCCAGACATCTGTTAAACCATATTCAATATTAGTAATTCTATCTTTTAAAGTACTCCAAGCCGTGGTTACGGTGTCATAGTTACCTACACCACCAGAGCCTGTCTTTATATTAGTTCCGAGGTTAGCCTGTATAGAATTTACTTCTTCTTGAAGGCTATTAACGTGCTCGGCCAGAACGGTATCAGCAAAGTCAACTTTTGTAGTAAAAGACTTTACCGATGCTGGATATGATGCTGTCACTTAATTTCCTCTCATACTTAACGGTCTATTTTCTCTTGTTTGCCCCTTATTTACTGTCTTAACTATTATCCATTCGACCCATGAGTATGGCCCCCAGCAGTTCTGGTTGCCAAAGTATTCTTTACGGTAGTTAGGTTTGTTTCCAATGTCTTGACCTTATTAGCCAATGCCATAACTGTGGCTGTTAAATCAACCTCTGTGGTTCCATCAGATTTTTTGACAGTTATAATATGAGCCGATAGTCCAGTTAAAGAGGTTGTATTAGCCAGGGGTTTAATAAATATCTTTTTATTTTTACCCTGGTTTTTACCAAATGATCCAATCCAAATAGGGTAGTTTAAACTACCGCCAATAAATTGAATCCAAACACCCTGACCTATAACAGGAACGTCAACACTTAGATTAGAGGGCTCTACAGAATCAATCCAATCCGTTATCTCTGTTCCTGTAAGTTGTGGAATAGAAACTTTTAAACGTCTTTGATCTTTTGGATCCCTATTGTTTTTAACAACTCCCCTGTATATTCCAAAGTACAGATTATCTGTATTCATCAAATCTCACTAAGGTTTACGTTCTCTTCTAAGAAACGAAATATTTCATCAGGTTCTCCTATTAGCGTTGTTAAAGAAGATCCTGCTCCAAATTCAAATAGAGCAGTAACCGTTACAGTTTCAATACCTGGTGCTTGTTGAACTACAAACTCAATATCTCTAGGATAAATTGTGTCTTCAAATGCCATATTTACATAACCAAAACCTGTAAGCAAAGCATTTTTTATGTTTTCTTCTGCTTCGTCAGTTGTGTAGGTTTCTAATTTTGTGTACTGCATAGTAACAACTGCGTCAACATATGTAGGAGGTTGAATTGTTACAGTGCTTCCAATCAAAACCTTGTCAGCAAGATACTCAGAAACATCTTCTTTAAGTCGAGTAAATTCCGCTGTTGGGTCTTCATTGTCATCTAACCCAGGAGCAATGTCGGTATCTTGCGCTGTTCTAGTTGGAGCAAGGTATAGAGTTACTGATGTCCAAACATTTGCAGTTGCATTTGCTTTTCCTACTCCACTTACCGAAACCGCAAGATCAGAAAAATCTTTTAATGTTACGGCTCTATTTCCTGAACGCAGAGACGATGGAGCAGCAACACGGATCTGTTCATTACTTTCAGGATCTGAACCACCTAATCCAACAGCAGCATTTGTTAAAGTAATTGCACCTTGAATTGCGGTTGTCTGACCTTCGGATAACCCAGGAATATAATCAATACTATCTAAAGTACTGGCTGATATATTTCCAATAGACCCTCCACCAACAGTGTACCTAACTCTAATTTCTGAGTAGTTTGTAGGAATCGCTCCCGATACACCGTCACCAAAATTTATAGTAACAATATTGTCTGAGTCAGAAAAAACTGAGTAAACAAGATTTGTTGGACCGTAATCTAACAAGTGTTGCACTTGTGTCCATTTAGAAAATATGTCTCCATCTTGAACAAATACCTCAATTGTTCCATCAACTACTGGTGTCTCTCCAAGTTCAAAAGACATATTCGGAGTGCCATCTGCTGTTCCAACTAACTCTCCATATGTAGTTACATCTTCAGCAACAAGAATTACTGATCGTCCCTGTGTTGCTCCCACCGTATATGTACCAGGAGTTTCTCCAGCAATAGCGGCTACAACAGCCTCTGCATCAGTAGTAAAATAAACGGTTTCGACAGTGTCTTCAATAACAACTGTTCCAGTTAGTACAGTTCCTGCAGGTATGGTTACCGAACTTGCTGATGTATTTGAAAAAATAACATCAACGGTTGCTGCTCTATAACCAGCGGGAGTATAGCCATAAGTTAGAGCAATATTTAAAATGCTATCTCTTTGAGTAGCAGTTGCTAAGAAGGCCTCATTAGCGGTTCTATCTATATAGTAAGAGACTAAGTCTCCCATATATGCAAAAGCCTCAACTAAAGCAACACCAAAGTCTGCTGGGTCTGATGCGGTCCATTCAGGAATTCGATCTTGAATTCTAGAAATTAATGCTTCTCTAAGAGAATAATAATCTCTTCCAGTATAGTCAACTGATACTGGGATATTAGATACTGGGGCTATGGTCATAACAACTCCTCATAGATTGGTTTAGTACCTTGAACAAGAACCAATCCGACGACGGTACTTACTATTTCGTCGTTTGGCAATCCATAAGTTACTTCTATGGTTAAAACATTTGTGTATTGATCATTAGTTACATTAACTTTTTCAAGAGTTAATAAAGAAAGTTGTTCAACAAATGCTTTAGTAACCTCTGTTTCTATTTCAGAAACGGCAGTTGTTTCGGTGTTAAATAAAGAATAAGGAATTAAAGTACCAAAGTTAGGTCTCATAACTCTTTCTCTTAATGTTGTACCCAACACTGACTTAACTTTATCAGACCAAATTTTAGATTGAGATTGAGTTGATGCCACCCGACCATATGGGTCAATTAAGAATGGAAGAGAAATTGCTTTTTCAGACATTATTTACCCGTCCATTTTCTTGGAGTTACTTTGTATCCAGCAGATCCTTGCGATACTAATGGAGATTTAGAACTTAGTTTAACGGATGTAGGTTTTCCCTTGGCCTGAGCGTTATTTAGATCTCTGGTTGGGACACTACCTGCATTAGATGGTCTAAAAGAACTAGGCTTGTTTCCACCAATACCATCTGTTAAACAGGTAAATTCAACTTGGTATCTTCCATCAGAGTGCATAAAGTGTTCTGCTTTTTTTATAATCCAAAAACCATCACTAGTTTCTCCTGTACCACGAACCTCTATAGTTCTCCAAGGAGCAATTCTTGGATCACCCTGTCCAATTCCTTTTGCTGGAATTGTAAAACGACCTAAATGAGATGCGGCTTCAGATAAAGATTTAGCCATTGCATTACTATTTATTACTGTTGTTGTTTGATTGTTAGAAAACAAAGGATCTTTTGTAATTTTTCTTAAAGATTTTCCTACTTTATTTGGAGAAGTTTTAGAAGAGTATACTTTTCCCGTTACAGGATCTACACCACTGACTAAATTTTCAGTTCGTTTATATTCTCCACCTTCAATATAGTCTCCAAGTTTACTTTCAAAAACATCTAAAGTTGGAGATTCAAAATAATTTGCTGGATGACTTAACACGTTTTTAAAAGACATTACTGGAATAGTGGTCATGAATTGATTTATCATTTTATCTATTGGATGAAAATGCAATTCTGTTCCAGAAACTTGCATTCCATACCCAATTAAGTTTGCTAGTTCATTTAATTTTTCCCAATAAGATTGCCCCGCTAAAGATTGTTGAGTAAACCTAGTTGGATGAGATGTAACTACGGGCTTTAATTTAAACTTTTTAGCAATGTCTGTAGCAATTTCAGACGCAGTTTTATTTACCCAAACTTTTGATGCTTGTTCTTTTAGTGGATAAGAGGCTCCAATACAAAGTATTTTTAATTCTCTATAAGGTTTATTTTCAATTGGAAAAGAAACAAAGGTGGTGTATCCCCTAAAAATTCCAGACACCTTATCATTTTTCCAATTAATTTGAATGGGAACTCCAGTCTTTATACTTTTATAAAGATTTGCTGTAACGCTTCTGTATTTAAGTTCAACTATATCGTGCTTTCCCATTTCTTGAAATAGAGTAATACTTCTAGGTAGCAATGTTATAGATGGAAAATCGGGATAAGAAACTTTAAAAGATACGCTTCTTTTATTTTGAATTTCTGGATTAAACATTTGGAATCCTTAATTGCGTTCCAGGTTGTAATGTGTCTGGATTTATAACTTCAGGATTCATATCTAAAATTTGCCACCATAGACCAGGGCTTCCTAAAAATTTAGTTGCTAGTATGTCTAGTCGATCAGTTTCAACCCACTCATATATAAAGTATGATTTTAAATAATCTGGATATGTTCTAAAAACTGTTAAGTGATACTCTTGTTTTTTTGCATGCCAGGCTTTAAAAAGAAC